ATAACTAGTAGTATTCAACTTAAAACCCTATGGATCAACACACCTACGATAATTGGGTGAAGATCAAAGAGACTTTCGAAGCCTCTGGGAACACCGATAATACGTTCTATAAGAGAGCAGTTGAAATCGTAAAGACCAGAAGAGATCCTTTAGCAAAATTTCTTGGCGATGAAAAATGATGGAACCACAAGACGAACTGGTAAGTCGTGCTGAAGTTCAGGAGATGATTGATGCTGCTATACGAAGACACAACCGTAATGCTTCTATCATTAGTATGTGCGTCGGTTGGGTGGTTCTTGCTTTATTTGCTGAAGGATTCTTAAGATTGGTTGGAGTTATTCCACCACTATTACCTTTTCTAAAGATTACACTCAATTAACTATGTTAGAAGAAGATTATAAAGAACTTTATGATCTAATACAGAAATTAAAAATGCAAGAATTATTTGAAGAACCATCTACTTACGAGGACGAAGAAGATGACTAAAATTTTTATATCTTCACTTTTACTTTTTTCTTCAATAGGATTATTCATCTACTGGGGTTTGAATAATGCCTACCCACACTAAACAAAGATATAATTTTGCGATGACTTGTTTTGTAAGGTCTTATGGTAGAAATGTTTTAAATGACCAATATATAAAACAGTTTTGTAAAGAATGGGCAGAGTGGGATGCAACCCCACCATTAGATGATACGGTAGACCAATACTTCCATTATGAGTACAAGAATTGGAGAGGAATATGATTTTTCATATTGTAGAAAGACTTGCGGAAAGTCCAATATGGTTGGGACTTATGGGTGGGGGCTTGATTATTCCGCCCATTATAGGTATAATGCTTATACACCGAAATAAATAACGGTAACCGGGATTAGCGCAGTTTGGTAGCGCACTTCACTTGGGCTGAAGGGGTCGCAGGTTCAAATCCTGCATCTCGGATTGCCAGTTTCTTCACTGGCACACTTGACACAAAGTCACAAACACCTTATAATACTAGAGCAAACAAAACAAAACAATGTCTCTGATTACAAAATTCAAGAAAGATGTTAGCACTCTTCGTCTTGCTGCTAACGGGGAAATCTACCTTGATGTAAAGAATCCGAAACTTTATAAAAAGGTCCGTCGCTTTTATGAAAATGAAGGTGTCGTATTTTCTGGTGACCCCCTTGACGATTATGAAATGTTGATTGATTATATCGCTCAAGATCTTGAAGCAGTTGAGGTTGCCTGATGAAAGTTGTCAGGAAACCCACTGTGCTTCTTGAGCGTTTTCCTTATCGATACGTTCAAGTTGGTATTCTTGAAATTAACGGCAAACCTGATTATCGCATCCAAAAAGTAGATTCCTACACTGGTCGATATAGGGATATGTATCTTCTAGATAATGAAATGCAACTTATGACTGCTATGGAGGATCACGACTACACCTGCTGGTTAGATCCTGATAGAGTCCCTGCTTATGTAAAAGATGATGAAGACACGGATGGTCTATAACAGCACTGGTCGGTGATGAAGTCCCCCTCATTTAAAAACACTGATGTCTTGCGATACATTGGTAATATTCTTCTCCTCTCTGGATATTTTGTCTTGTTATGGGGAGATCCAAAAGTTGGATTACTTGTAAAATGTGTTGGTAATGCATTTGTCATTCCTTTCGCAATTAAGTATAAATTTTGGGATATTTTAGTTCTTTGTGGTTTTTATGCCGCAATTGAAATACCAAAACTTATTCAACTAACCTTTCCTAGTTTGTTTGTAAACTAGGTGGTGGAACCAAAAGACCCCCTTTGTGCCCTCGTCGTATGGGCAATATAAGTGACGACTGGTGCGGATGGAGGTTACTCCCGCCCAGTTTCTTGCTTCTGGTCAAAAAGCAAGTGGCGAGCCTGCATAAACTGAGTATAGGAGAGTTGCACAAACTCTCCTTTTTTGCTATAATACATACTATAGAGTTTATGATTTTATGAGTCAGTATATAAGGAAAGCACTAGTGCTAGGTGCTGGTGGATTTATTGGAAGTCATATGGTCCGTAGACTACGATCCGAAGGATATTGGGTTCGTGGTGTAGACCTTAAGTATCCAGAGTTCTCTCAACACGAAGCAAATGAGTTTGTTCTTGGAGATCTTCGTGATGTAGATTTTGTTCGTCGTGTTCTTGAATATAAGGGTGACCGTGGTAATTTCTATCAGTCAGTGCCCTATCGTTATATTCAGTCATTTGATGAAATATATCAGTTTGCTGCTGATATGGGTGGAGCAGGATTTGTATTTACTGGCGATAATGATGCTGACATTATGCATAATTCAGCTACTATTAATTTAAATGTCCTTGAAATGCAGCATCAAATGAATGAGCGTCTTGGTAAGAATGATACCAAGATTTTCTATTCTGGATCTGCGTGTATGTATCCAGAACATAATCAACTTGATCCCGATAATCCAGACTGCCGTGAAGAATCAGCATACCCAGCAAATCCAGACTCCGAATACGGATGGGAAAAACTCTTCAGTGAACGACTCTATTTCGCTTTTTACCGCAATTATGGTATTCCCGTTCGTGTTGCTCGCTATCATAATATCTTTGGACCTGAAGGCACCTGGGAGGGAGGACGTGAGAAAGCTCCAGCAGCAATTTGTAGAAAAGTTGCATATCTTCCAGAAGAGGGCGGGACTATAGAAGTCTGGGGCGACGGAAAGCAAACTCGTTCATTCCTTTACATTGATGAGTGTATTGAAGCAACTCGTCGTTTGATGGATTCTAACTTCATTGGACCTGTCAATATTGGTTCTGAAGAGATGGTTACTATCAATCAACTTGTAGATACTGCTGCTAAAGTTTCTGGTAAAACTGTAGATAAGAATCACATTCCTGGTCCCCTGGGAGTTCGTGGACGTAATTCTAACAACGATGTGATCCGTAGAGAACTTGGTTGGGATTATTCGCAGACTCTGGAAGAAGGTATTCGTAAGACTTATCATTGGATTAGTGAGCAAATCAATGCGAAGAAAGTTTAATCTTGTCGGAGATACTTTCACTCATCTCACGAATGGAAATAAAGGATATTCTGTTCACGGTAAAGAGTCAAAGTACATTGAATGGGTAAAGAGTGGGGGAGAGTGTTCGTTTTATATTGACAGCACTCTTCCTTATGCCTGGATGGATGATGCTCCAGATGTCCCCAAGTATGCGTGGCTTTTGGAATCAAAATTCATCACGCCACAAATCGTAGATCAAGTCAAGATGTTTCCTGAAAAATATCTGGAAACTTTTGATGCCATATTTACACATAATCAAGAACTTTTGAAAATTGATTCAAAGTTTAAGTGGTGTCCTGCTCAAGGATTCTGGATTAAAGAACCTAAAATCTATGAGAAATCAAAAATGATTTCTATGATTGCTTCCAATAAACGAATGTGTGAAGGGCATAGATTGCGTCTTCAATGGGTTGAAAGAATTGGAGATCAAGTTGATCTTTATGGTCGCGGATTTAATGAGATTGCTCTCAAAGAAGAAGGACTTTGTGATTATATGTTCTCGGTTGCGATTGAGAATGGACAATATGAAACTTACTTTACCGAAAAACTTTTAGATTGCTTCGCAACTGGAACCATTCCAGTTTATCTTGGTGCTCCAGATATCGGCAATTATTTCAATAAAGATGGTATAATTGATCTTACAGATGAATTTGATGTCTCTGAAGAAATTTATTATTCCAAAATGGATGCCATCAAAGAAAATCTTGAAAAAGCAAAAGAGATGGAAATCCTAGAAGACTTTATTTACCTTAACTACTTTAATTAAAATGGGACAAATTTATCAAGCAATTAAACCAAAAGAAGTCATTGAGACTTTTGGTATTAAAAATTTTGTAGAGACTGGAACTGGCATTGCTGATAGTCTCTCATATATACTCAATGTTCGTCCAGACGATCTGAATGTTTATACTATTGAGTTGATGGATGAACTTCACAGTCAGTTGGTTGAAAGATTTGAAGGAACTTCAAATCTTCATCTCATTAAAGGATATAGCAATATTGAGATGAAGACTGTTTTAGAGCAACTGTCATCGGAACCAACTTTGTTCTGGCACGATGCTCACTTTCCTGGTGCTGACTTTAATATCAATGGCGCTTCTTATACAAGTGAACCAGATCCTGTAAAGAGAATTCCATTAGAATCTGAATTGAGAGTGATTAAAGAAAGCGGTAGAGATATTTCAAAGGATGTGTTTGTTCTGGATGATTTGAGAGTTTATAAGGACGGTCCCTATGAAGGTGGCAACTGGAACTTAAGAAATGTTGCTGGTGCTGATAATATTGATTTTGTTTATGAGTTGTTTGATGAAACTCATAGTATAATAGAATCGTATGTCGCTCAAGGGTTTCTGATTCTGTTTCCTGTTGATGCCGACCTTGAAGTTTGTAAAGATTTGATTGAAGGAGTTGTAAGTTAATGAAGTTTTTAATTACTGGTATCACTGGGTTTGCTGGTCCTCACCTGGCAAATCTTCTTCATAGTGAAGGACACGAAATCTATGGTCTGATTCGTCGCACCAATGGAATGGAGACAGACATTCACGATGTAGTTCCCGATGAGGTTTATAATTCCATCACTTTCTTGTATGCCGATCTTTGTAACTATCGCGCATTGAGAAACGTTTTTGAGAAATATCAGTTCGATGGTGTCTTCCATCTTGCTGCTCAATCGCATCCTCCTTCCAGTTTCACTGATCCTATTGGAACAATGGAAACTAATGTAATGGGAAGTGCTAATCTGATTCAGGTCATTGTAGATCATCAACCAGATTGTAAGTTGATGTTCTGCTCTACTTCTGAAGTCTATGGAAACGTTGGGCAAGACGGTCGTAAGATTCACTGGGAGGATACGATTCTTCCTGCCAATCCTTATGGCGCTTCGAAGGCAGCAACTGATGTTTACCTTCAGGAGCGTATGCAGAATGGATTCATTAAAGGATTCATTACTCGTGCCTTTTCTCATACTGGACCTCGTAGAGGTAAGATCTTTTCAATCTCTTCTGATGCTTATCAGATTGCCAGAATGATGAAAGGACTTCAAGATCCTGTTCTTCTTGTAGGTAACTTGAGCACGACTCGTGTTGTGATGGATGTTCGTGATACTGTGAGAGCCTACTATCTGGCAATGATCAATCCAGAAGTGACCAATCACATCTTTAATATTTGTGGTGACACTCCTCGTAAGATGCAGTTCTTCACTGATAAATTGATTGAACTTTCTGGACTGGATCACGTTGAACAAAAGATTCACGAACCTTTCTGGCGTCCTCACGAAATCTATTATCAGCACGGTGATTCTACCAACCTTGTAGAACTGACTGGATTTAAAGAAGAGTATGATATTGACACCACACTGAATGATCTTCTTAAGTATTGGTACGATAAGATTAACTGATGAATATTGTAATTGATCAACCAGGAGGTCTGGGAGATATTTTCTTTATTCAAAAGATCGCAACAGTCTTGTCGCAAGAGCATACTGTTTATCATCCAGTCACTCCTTCCTGCTGGTCTGCTGGTGTAGATCAAATGATTACTGATTCTCGTATCGGTGCTCAAGGACAACTCCAATTACCTTCTGGTGAGGTTGGAGTTCTCAATCTTTCTAATGTTCCTAAACCAAGAGGATCTTGGGATGTAATGGGAACCAAGTATGATGCTGTTGGAATTTCATATGATGACTGGCAGGATTACTTTAAATATGAAAGAAATCTTGAACGAGAAGAGAATCTTCGTAAAAGACTTGGATTAGAAAATGGAGATCCATTTATTTTTATCAATCCATACTATAGTGTTTATAAACCAATGAATGGAGTCTTTCAGCAAATTCCAGAAGGTTATGACGGAAAGATTATTGAAATGGATCCTAACATTCCTGGAGGTAAAGTATTTGATTGGTGTTGGGTTTTTGAGAATGCTGAAGAAATGCATTCTGTAGATACTTCATTACATTATGTAATCGAAACTTTAGATTTAAAGGCAACTAGATTAACAATTCATCCAAGACATTATAAGTATTCTGAAAGAGTCTATGATGGTATTCTAAAGAAACCCTGGCAATGGATTGAATACACAAGAGATGAATGGAGAGAAGCAACTCCGATGGAGGTAGAATGAAAATTGGATTAATTTATCAACCTTGTGGTCTTGGAGATATTTTATTTCTTCAAAAGTTAGCACATCATATTAAAGATCAAGGATATGAAGTTTATTGGCCTGTTGTTTCTGAATTTGAATGGTTAAATGATTATATCCCAGACTTCAATTTCATTTCTTGGGGCGACAAGGAAGTTAAATTAACTCGCCCACCACTACCTGATCACGTTCAGTTTCCTGGTATTGAACATTATCTTCCAGAGAAACAAACTGAAGTGACTGGCGACTTGTTTTATTTTCAGGGATTCGGTAACTATCAACCGATTATGGCAGGTAAGTATGATAGTATTGGAATGGATTGGAAAGATTGGAGAGATCATATTAAGTTTGTTCGCAATCAAGAAAAAGAAGATAAACTCTTTTATGATGTTCTTGGTTTGAAAGATAATGATGTATATGTTCTTGTAAATCGTTATTGGTGTACTAGACCCCAGGTTGAAATCTGTGATAGAATATCTGTGAATCCTGCTGATTATGGTGGGGCACAAGTCGTGGAAGCAAAACATATTGAAGGATATTCTTTGTTTGATTGGTGTAAGGTCATTGAAAAGGCAGCAGCATATAATTTCATTGAAACATCCTGGAACTATCTCTTTGAGACTTCTGAACTATTTGATAAAGTAAAAGACAAACCAATGTTTCTTCATCACCGTTGGGGTGATTGGTCGCAAACACGATACTTATTTAATCTACCCTGGCAATATCAATGATCAAAACTATCAATTATCAAGACACTGAATATCCTTATTTTCAGACGATAGGTAATGCTTCGCAATTTGCCATTCCATTTGCTAAACACGTATGTTCTGGATTTGGATATGATATTGGATGTATGAAACCAGAATGGTCTTTTCCTGGGTC